GTGGTACAAGGGAAAGATCGGTTCCCGATTGTATATTAGCCGGAACAAACTCATCGACACGCGGACAGCACGCCAAAGCGGAAACCGTGTCCCGATGGACGAGTCGGGGAAGCCGTTCTTCTATCCGGCAGTAGTCGAGTACGGTAGTGCCACCCGACCGCCCAAGAGGCTAATGCACCACACGATAACAACGTCCGAGCGTCCCACGCGACGGGTTTACATTCGCGAACTGCGGCGGCAGATACAGCTTATAAGAAGCATTAAGTAGTACCAGGGCAGTCATGGCAACCTCGACAGCGAATACGGTGGAACTGGCGGTACGTGACTTAATCCTGAGTAACCCTAAAATTAACGATGCGGTGAATGGGCGGATTTATTTGGGGCACGCCCCGGTCTATCCATTACCGATGAAGCGAGTAATTATCGTAACTGGATTTAATCGCGAGCCTTACTACCACTTGGGTGGCGAGATTGCGAAATCGACGACACTAGTGCAGATTGACGTGTGGGCAACCGATCCTGATGGAATGTCGTTTGTCGGCAACAATACCAGCAGTGCTGGAGAGCAAATCCGCAAGACATTCAGTGGCTACAGCGGTGTAGTCGGCAGCGTTGGGATTGACGTGTGCCTTTTGGAGAGGGACATGTATGATTCTATTCCACCCGAAGATGGCAGTGATGCGTGGAGACGCAGGCGCAGCCTGGACTTTAGCATTACTCACAGCATAACCCTTTAATTACGAGGAGAAGAGAATGGCGACATCTGGACATGGAGCAACAATTTCGTTTGGGACAAGCGGCTTTGCATCACAGTTTACCTCGATTGGTAGTGGTTCGTCGGCGCGGGAGTCGGTTGAGACTACTCACCTGGGGACAGAAAGAGACACGGCTAACAATAACGTCACTTATCAGACTTTTCAGCCGAGCGACTTAATTGACAACGGCGAAAAGGAGCTTGAGTTTTACTACGACCCCGCCGCTGGCACACGCATGATTACTAAAGCCGTAGAAGAAATCACGATGACCTACCCGATCAAGCCCGGCGAGTCCTCTGGTGGTGCGGAGGTGTTTAATGGATTTGTAACCAACTACACTCGGCCGACCATGGTCAGCGGCGACCTCATGACCGCGACATGTACCATTAAAGTGTCAGGTATAATTACTTACTCAGCGGGAAGCTAACTATGGATATTGAACTGCGGCAGATTGTAGGGGTAAGCGTCACCCCTAACGGACCTGTGGAGTCACCAACCACGGTTGACCGAGTGTTCTTGAACGGGCGGCAGGTTGGTGTAATTGGTCGCTACAGCGGTGCGATATTCGGCCCACTGGCGGGAGTCAATCCCTTGCTGGCGAAAGACATCGTGGCCGCCATTGCAACAAAGCGGGCAGAAGACGGCGAATTCGGCCCGCCCAGCGAAGTTGTGACATCTGTCCCGTCCGACTCCATCGATGAGCTACATGCAGCGGTGGATGCTGCTGGCGGTTACGCCGTCGATGACGACGACATCGAAGAAGAAATGGAGGTCTCTTTATGACTCTAGGGCGAAGCGAATTGCTGGCACCAGTAAAGCGCATGTACCAGAACATCGAAACGCGAGTCGGTACGGTGCGATTGCAGTCAGTCAGCGAACGGGAGCGCAGCCAATTTGAGCAGGACACTCTCGATAAAAATGGCCGGGTTACCAAGCGTGGCATGATGTCGGTCAAGCCCAGGCTCATTATCATGTGTGCGGTAGATCAGAATGGTGACAAGATATTCACCAGTGCAGACATCGAAGGTCTACTGGAGTTGGACAGCATTACCAGCAACTTAATAGCGGATGCCTGCCAGAAGTTGTGCGGCATTACTGAAACGGACCTTGAGGATCTGGAAAAAAACTCCGAAACTCACCCCGAAGACGATTCGCCTACCGATTAGCGGCGACACTCGGGGTGCTGGATGTTGACAAGATGTTGGACAGCATGACTCCGCAACAGTTTAACGAATGGCTGGCTTATCAGTCTGTCGAGCCGCTTGCGGATGGATGGCAGCAAACTGGGATTATGGCAGCAACAATTCACAACGAACTGGAGCTTATCCGTTGCGGACTGTCAGGCAAGACTCGCCCCAGGCTGCATGGGCCAGAGGATTACGTGCCAGCCAAAGTTCCTCGCAGCCGCAAAAAAGACCGGATGACACCCGAGGAAATGGAAACTAAAGCCAGGACCATGGCAGGACTTCCCTGATGCCGACAGTTGGCAGTTTAGTCGTGAACGTGTTGGCAAACACCGCTGGCTTGACAGCGGGTTTGTCTAAAGCGCGAGCCGCTGTCGCGGCATTTGCGGCCACTTCCGCAGTTGCCACTGCGGGAGTTGCGTCTTTCGGGGTGGCACTGTTCAAGCTGCATAGTGCCAACGAGACAATTCAGCGCAGCATGAACCACTCACTCGCCATCATGGGGAATGTGACTAAGTTCCAGCGTGACGAAATGACCAGGGTGGCTATCGAGACAGCCAGGGTAACTATTTTTTCGACAAGTCAGGTGGCAGACGGTTACTACGAACTAGCCAGTGCAAACATGAGTGCCCAGCAAGCCATGGAAGCGATGCCTTCTGTGGCGGCCTTCGCTATGGCTGGGAATTTCAATCTGGCGAGAGCAACCAAGCTGGCGGCTGGTGCGCTCTACGGGTTGCAACTCAACTCTAAGGACAACGACAAGCAACTGAAAAATATGCGCATGATTATGGACAAATTGGTCAAGGTGACTACATTGGCACAGACCAATACGGAGAATTTTGCTGAAGCGTTAACAAAGTCCAGTGGTGCATTGCGCGCTGCGGGGATGGGCATTGACGAGGGGCTTCCGTTGCTGGCTGCTTTTGCTCGCATGAACATTGAAGGTGCCGAGGCAGCGACTGCGCTGCAAATTGTACTGCGGGAATTTAAGCATAAAGCCTTCGAGAATGCCGAAGCATTCAAGAGGTTCGGAGTTGCGGTATTCGACACGGGCGGTAATATGCGCAAAGTGTCGGCCATTTTCCGTGACTTGACTAAGGCAATTGGGCATATGTCAACTGCTGAAAAGGTGGCTACCATTAGTGCAATGGGCTTCCAAAAGAAGTCCATGCGCTTCATCGAGTTGCTGTCTGGTCAGGAGGAGATCATGGATGCAGTGGAGAAAAAGCTAAAGGACTATGGCGGCAGGATGGACGAAGTGGCGGGGAAGCAGATGACAGCATTTCAGAAAGCGTTGAAGAACTTGAGGGCAGAGTGGGACTTGCTGGCCGTATCCACGGGGGCCGCCTCGGAGTTCATGAAGCGCATTGTCGACTGGTTTGCCGAGATAATTAAGTGGAGCAACACTATCACAGGAGAGGGTGGCTTTATAAAGATGTGGTTCGGGGACATTACGCCTATGGTGTTTATGCTTGACATACTGAACGGCATGAAGGTAGCGGTCGTCACTGTATTTCACGGCATTAGGTTGTTTCTTCAAGGTACAATGGCGGGGATAGCGGACCTTATTAAAATGGTACTGCTTGCCGTTAAAGAGATACTGGAAGCCATACCCATATTTAGGGCGGGCTTCACTGGGATGGATGAAACTATATTCGCGCTGGACCATTTTACTGAAAACATGTTTGGCCAGATGGGTGACTCCATAGATGCTATATCAGATGCGTGGGACGCGCCGCTGCCTAGTACGGAGTTTAAGGATCAGCAGCGAAGGGACGAAAAGGAGAAGGAGCGACTTAAGGAGCAGACGCGAAGGGAAGTCCTGGAAGAAAAGATTGCGAAAATAGACGCTATAAGGGAGGCTAAAAGGGGGCCGGTTGCCAAAGGGCAACTGGGCATCCAAGCCAGCTTTATGGATGTGCTTGAAAATGGACTCCCGTGGATGACAGGCCAGGGCTTTGAATGGGATATGTATGGCGCGGACCAAAAGAAGACGGGCGAAAAGGAGGGGTATGGATATCTGGGAGAGGAACTAACCCCGATGACAGGTGTCAGGCGCTCGATTTGGGGGGGCCTCACCGGAGAACGACAGGAACGTGAGTTGGCTATGGAGGGACTTTTGGACTTTGTCGATGCTTCCATCGACGAG